TCGTCGTAAGTTATTTCGTGTTCCACTAGATCACCATTAGCAACAGCAACCAGAACACCACGCTTGAGACCTAAGACATGCAGATACCACATAACTTGGTCTCGATAGTGCGGTGGGAGTTCGTTCATCGGGTTACGGCTGAACTTGATTTCTAAGATACCTAGAGACCCGTCTACCCACTTTATAAACCCGTCCGGGTTAGCTCTGAACGCTGGGTAATCTACCGACTGCCAAGTACCAGTCTGGAACACTTCCAGCCACTCGGAATTCTCGGCTACCCATAAGTCCATAATTGGCTTCTCGAAAGCGGAACCAAGACGCATGGCTAGACTAGGACCATTAGAGAACCTATCCAGTTCGCCAATAAATTCGTAGTAGGCAGTATAGGCGGAACGCCAAGGGTTATTCCCCATAAGGGAACTAATGAGAGAACCGGCAACACCTTTACGGGCTTCGTGCCATTCTGGGGAGTCGTGTTCGAAGTAGCCCAGCAGTCTCGCGGAACCTAACTTCTCTATTTCTTGGTCTATAGAGTTCATAGTTAGACTCTAGTGGATTACTCGGACTTCTGCCCTAGCGTGTCGTTTTTATTTAGCAGCCTAATTAGAACTGGGATAAACGAGATCCATACAGTATTAGCGACAGTTAGCCAGTCTTCAGCGGTGAAGAGAAACGGTAACTTACCGATAGCGAAAACTGCGGTTAGGGATGTTGCTAGAAGAGAGCGTAGGTAACTTGCTAGAATTGCGTTCATTTTGTTAGTCCTTTCCGGGAACTTTAGGTAACCAGCGTAACGGGTTTTCTACTGGCATGGTTGCTAGGTTTTCAGTAATGCCGACCATTAGGTGTAAGTGTGGTCCAGAGCTTGCTCCAGAGTTTCCAGAGTGTCCGATTACTTCCCCTTGCTTTACTACTTGCCCTTGTTTTACTTCGTGTTTATCTAGGTGGCAGTACGCGAAGATACGAGTAATAAAACGACCTTCGAAAACTACTAAAGTTCGCAGCTCTACGACGTGTCCAAGTGTTTTAGTTTCGTAGATCCTAACGATAGTTCCACGACCTACAGCCTTCAGCGGTGTACCTCTAGGGACTGCGTAATCTAATCCCCTGTGTGGACCTAAGCCCATAGCTTTACGCTGTTCGGAGTGAGTGCCGAAAGTGTCGGAAATAAACTTAGGGCTAACTGGGTGGATAAGCGACACTAGAACCCGACCCAGAGAATGGTTGCCGAAGCTGCTTGCCCTGAAGAAGTCCAAGTAGAAGGTAGACCACTTTGGCTACTTGCGAAATAGGCTTGCGGGGTAAACGTAGAACTTGTCGGGGCTCCTGTAGTAATGAAAGCATTGCCGTAACTTGTATTGCTTGATAGACCGACGGTTAGACCAGCCAAGCTAGTAACACCTTGGAAGTTTATGGCTAACCAGTAGAGACTGCCTTTAGTCATGTTGATAGTCAAACCTGTAACTTGCTGGAAACCTGTTACTTCGGTTGTAATAGTGCCTTGAGCAAGTCTGCTATTCGGGAAACCGTCACTATTAGAGTCATAAACGCCTAAAGTAGCAACCCCATTAGTGTTAGTTCCAGTTAAGAAAATTCCCAACTTGGTGAATGTTTGGGTTTTAGTTGCTACGAATGGGTGTAAGTTAGTCTGTCCGATAGTTGGAGTAGAAGCACCTTTGCTTTGGTGTGGTGCGGTGTAATACCTGTTAGAGAGATAGTTGATAGGTCCGAAACCTAAACCGTCTACACCGTTAGTTCCATTAGTTCCGTTAGTTCCGTCAGCCCCAGCGGGACCCTGTGGACCTGTTTCACCTGCTGGACCTTGTGGACCTTGTGGACCAGTTGGACCAGTATTACCCACAGCGACCAGAATAAGTAAAACAGCGTGGCTATTAGGAAAGTTTGTAGTTCCAGTTCCAGCCGAAGTTACTAAGGTTACTGGATAGTTGTCCCAAGTCGAGTAATAAGTCGGAGTACCTGTAACTTCCCATTTCTGGTAATTAGCCGAATTGTTCTTATCCTGAATAATAAGGATATCGCCTTGGTTCACTAGATCTAGGAATACGCTGTCGTCTTGGTTATCTTGGTCGATATGGCTTACCCGTAGAGCTGTGGAGTTGATTTGAGTTGAGTTATCCCAACCCAATTGGTTATTAGTCGGGTCTCCCGAAGTTGTATTAGTTCTAGTCAAATAGTGGTAGTGAGTAGCCGAACCGCCAGAAGGACCAGTCGCTCCAGTATCACCCTTTACACCTTGCGGACCCTGTGGACCAGTTGGACCAATAGGACCAGTCGCTCCAGTAGCACCGGTATCACCTTTAGCACCATTCGCACCCGCTGGACCCGCTGGACCCGCTGGACCCGCTGGACCTTCTGGACCTTGTTCACCACGTGCGAAATACACGCGAGCATAAATAGAGTCTGGGACTACAACTTTTACGATCATGTTTACTTAACTATCTCTGGAGTAACTTCGACTTGCCCGCGAGCGAGAGTTAGCACTTTACCAGTAGCGGTTTCGGTGAGTTCTAAAGCCCAGACGTAATTAGTCTTAGTTAGAAGTGCGGTTTGGGTTGGAGTAAGCGAGAAGCTTACAGAATTGTCAGAAGTGTTTACAATTGGAACTATGTCAATAACCGCAGCTGTAGAAGGGTTCTCTTTCACCTGTAGTTTGGCAGTCCAGCCAGTAAGAGAAAACGCTACACCTTCGGAGTCTGTCGGGTAAAACGAACATGGACCAGAGACACTAGGGAAGGTGGAACCTGCCATAATCTCCAAGTCGAAACGTCCGTCCGTAACGGTATAGGTTTCAGCCATTTACTCGGTTACTTCTTCTTCTTCGGCTACTGGAGTTTCTACGACTGGAGAAGCTGTTAGGACGCTGTGGTCGTGAGCTTCTGGTATCCATGTAGTTACTACTGGTTCGGTTGCTTTGTCTTTCGCCATTTATCTATCCTTTGTTAGTTTGTCGAATTCGGCTTTTAGTTTTACATGTTCCTTATGGAGAGTTAGATACTTGTCTCGCCAGTTCTCTAAGTCTGCTTTTAGGTCGTTTATTTCAGTTTTCAGTTTATCTATTTGTTCGAACATTTCAGCCCTTAGACGCTCTTCTAAACTTATAGACTGCGTTCTCCGGGTCGAAAGATACCTTAGAAGGCTAGTAAACCCAGTACCCCCGACTATGCCAGAAAGAATATAGAGCCAGTTAGTCGCGTCCACTATATGCCCTTCCATAGCCCTAAAGTCATTTCCCAATGGTCCGCGGTAATAGTGTGAGTAATACGAGACACTAAGTAAATTTCTTGTACTGGAGTATAGCCCGTAGCTGCGAATTCTATTTGGACGGGGAAAGAAATTTCGATGTTGGCGTGGATTACTGGAGTTCCGTCTCTGCGGATAACTGGTAAAGAGACCGATTTTATGGACTTAGGGTTAGCCGCTTGAGAAACCTTAGAAGCCCAAGTCCCCAACGTCGAAAGTCCAGTATTGTCGAAGGTTACTTCGAAGTCCGCAGACTGCTCCCCGTAAGCGGTTATCGAACTGGAATTGGTGACAGTAGAAGTAAGCGCGGTTAGACCTTCGGTAATTTTTACTTTGTTTACAATAGCGTCCGAGTCGTAACTAAATTCGATAGCGTCCATACATATATGGAAATAACTATCTGAATGAACGTTAGAAATAATCACGCTACTACCGTCCCAAGCTGTAGATCTTAGGTAGTTTATGTCGTTTCTAGTGTGGTATTCGATGTTGTCTTCATCGTTGGCAGCGTAACACCACCCTAGCTCTGCGTCCAAGAATTGAGTAAGTATTTCTCCCGCTGTGGTTTCATCCCAACCCGCCGCCCATTGAGTAGTCGCAGAAGAATAACCCCATACCTGACTAAGTGACACTCTCGAGTCGATAGCGTTTACTGCCGAACCTAAAGCGTTAGTTACGTTACGGAAACTTCTAGCAGCTTCGCTACCCGAAATAATGTAGTTAGTTAGTCGAGTATTTAGAAGCAACTTCATTAGATCATTAGCGGTTATGTTTATGTCCAGTTTTCCAGTTTCGGAGACGTAGGTGATAGACACGTTTTGGATAAGCCCGTAAAACAGATAAAGCCAAGTAGTCCCGTTATAATACTGAATTCTAAACGGTTGGTTACTTTTATAGTCTGGGGAAGTCATTAGATCGCTAAGACTCTTCTTAGACATTCTCACAGTTGCGATACCTACGTCTGGTCTCGCGTAAACCCCTTGTTCTATGCTTATTCCGCGGTCGATGTCCACGCTATAAGTATCTGCCTGAATGGAATACCAAGTACCAGATTTTTTATATTGGACTCTAAGGTCTGTCTTTATGTCGAAAACCATTAGTTTACAAGGTACTTTCTGCCGGTCTTCTTTTCTAGGATACGGATTTCTTTGATAATGTCCGAAGCGGAAATAACAGCCTTGTTTATGTTTATCTCGTAAGTCGCGTTAGGTGTTATAGCTTGTTGCGCAGCAACCCCAGCACCTACCCCGTAGAGAGTGTCTTGTAAACCTAAGAAGGTAGATAGTTTAGTACCTGAAGATAGAAGACCCTTAGCCACGATGTTACCTTGGGCTGGACCCATAGCCACCAACTGGTCGATAACTGCTTGCGGGACTTTCTTGGCACGAAGTTTAGCCACGTTTTGCGCGAAGCCCTTAGCAGCCGAAGCGACTCGTTT